AATGTCTAGGATTGCAGGTGTTATGGGTAGGATTGAAGTTAACTGGATGCGTGAATCAGGACTTACAAGAACACAAGCACACAAATTACTGCGTGATGAATCCTTTGGTAAAATGGTTGTACGTGAGTTGTATCCATATAGTGGACAACAAAAAACTGGAAACACGTATGCACACAAACTTGCAAAGCATATTGCCAAAGAAAAAGAACGTGTAGTCAAAGAAGCAAATCTTGCAGGTGCTTCAATTGCTTATAACGAAAAGCATGTTACTACGCAGTATCATGACAAAACAAAGATGCTTCAATACGGTCCTACGTTTGAAGATGCTAAAGCCAATTGGGTTCGTGTAGTGTCAAGGATGATCGATGAAGAACAAATGATTAATCCTCGCGCAAATACTGAAGATGTATTGGGAGATATATTTGACCACATAACTACTGATCCAGATGGGATGGGTGAAAACTTCAGCTTAAGTGAAGTTATGTCACAGCAAAGATCATTGGTTTTTGCTAATGCAGATAAGTGGTTGGAATACAATAAGCTTTTTGGGCATGAAGATCCTATGCAGGCAATACTGCAAGGGCTAGAAATGCAAAGTGATAGAACTGTACTTATGCAAAGAATGGGTGCAGATCCAGAGATGGTTTACAAAAAGATTGTTGGAGATTTAAGAACAGCTTATTTAGAAAGGCAAACGCCAGGAAAGTTTTTTGATCCTGGTGAAATGGAAGTGCTGGATTTTCTTGTAACACAAGGCTATGACGAAAATGCTTTGCTTGCCAGATTCAATCAAATTAACGGACAAGCACATATTGTTGGGAATCCTACTATTGCTAAGTTTTCAGCAATGGCTACAAACTTTCATATTATTACTAAAATGGGTAAAGCAATGCTTGCTAGTTTTAGTGATATATTATTACAGGCAATGAACTTGAACTATCAAGGACAAGGATTTTTACAGTCTTATTATAATGTGTTCAAACAAATGAAACGCACGTTTCCTGTAGTTCGTGACACAATGCCTGTATCTGAAAGAGATATGTTTGCAATGCTAGGCATTGGTATAGAAGGAATTATAGGATCTACAGTATCTAGGTATATTCCTGTTGACTCATTTCCAGGTAAGTTTTCTAAGTTAGCTGACTCTATGTTTTTCTGGAATGGTTTGAACATGTGGACCAATGCTAGTCGTGAAGCACACGCACGCAATATATCTAATTGGTTGGCACGTAATGCAACGTCTTCATGGTCAGGTTTAAATGCTGATTTGAAACGTGCATTAAAAATGTATGGTATTGACAGCAAAGATTGGGAAGTTATAAGTAAGCATGGCGTTTATGATATAGATCATGTAGATCCGCTTGATAACGCTATTAGCAATAGAATGCAGTATGTAACTCCTGACAAAATAAGAAGATCCTCACGTAGCAAACGTGCAGAAGCAGTTGCTAAAAAACTAGAAATTTATTTTGTACAAGAATCAAGGTTAGGCGTTCCACAAGTAGGTGCAGATGATAAAGCATGGATGATGAGAACAGTTAAACGTGGATCTTATCCATCTGCATTGCTAGAACAGTTTTGGCTTTTTAGAAGTTTTGGCGTAGCAATCGCTAGACAAATGTATCCTAGAATGAAACAAATGGGGATTGGTGCTACTTTACAGCACTTGACACCTGCAATTGTGTTGGGTTACGCTTCATTATCAGCAAAGGCTTTAGCTCAAGGTAAAGAACCACCTGATCCTATGGATGCTGGCGTAGTTGCTAAATCATTTATGCAGTCAGGAATACCTGGATTAGCTGGTGATCTTATCTACAGCAACTTTACACAATACAATTCTGACATTATAGACTTTGCATTTGGTCCATCTGGTGGCACGATGAAAGATGTGGTACAAGTATTTAGAGGATTAATACAAGGTGACAATGAAGCATCTAAAGCTTGGGGTGCAATATCCAACAACCTGCCTTTTGCTAATCTTTTTTATTTAGAACCTATTGTAAACTATGGGTTTTTGTATCACATGCAAGAAGCAGTAAATCCTGGTTATCTTGAAAGAATGGAAAGAGCAGTTGCAAATTTACAAAAAACAGACTATATAGAAACATTCAGACCTTCTACCATGTATCAGTAATATGGCTGTAACATCTACAACAACAAGACATAGCTTTACAGGAACAGGAGCATCTTATTCTTCTGGTGGTACACCAGTAGGTCAAGGTCCATTTTCTATTAACTTTGTAATTATTGATGCTACGCACATCCAGGTTTACTGGACAAAAGGTTCAGGAACTAATGGCACACCCATATCTAGTGGTGATTTTACTGCTGGTGCATCAGGTTATCTTGTAAAAGATGTTCATTACACAGTACAAAATGCAGGATCAGGATCAAATGCATCAATAACTTGGGTTGAATCAGGGTTTACAGTTAGTAGTACAGTCATATTTCCTACTTCTAACGACACTATTGTTATAACTAGAAATGTACCGCTAACACAGATAACAAACTATCAGAACAATGCTTCTATTGATGCTGAAACCATTGAGCAAAGTTTTGACAAGCTTACTCAAACAGCACAACAGCTAGATGATGGAAAAGATTATTCATTTAAATTTGCTTCTACATTAACAGGTGCAACTGGATTTAATAGTAGTGCTGAAACAGCAGGCACATTAAATGTTGCAAAAGCTGATAGAATTTCAAAAGCACTAAAATTTGACACAAATGGAGATATTGGTGTATCTACGTTTGACCCTGATACATTTGCCAGTAGTGCAGAAGCAAGTGCAACAAGTGCTACGGCTTCAGCAACATTAGCAGGCAACTATGCTGTTAAAATAGATGGTGTTGTTACTGGTTCTGATTATTCATCTAAAGCATGGGCTATTGGAGGTACTGGTGTTACTGATACAGCAAGTGCTGGTGCATCTAAAGAATGGGCAACTGAAACTGCAAGTTCTGTTGACACAAGTGAATACTCTGCAAAAGAATATGCAGTAGGAACACAACGAAGAGGACAAGCAAATGGTGGTTCTGCAAAAGATTGGGCAACATATACATCAGGAACAGTAGACAATTCAGAATACTCAGCAAAAAAATATGCTAACGATGCAAGCACATCAGCAACACAATCAGCTAATTCAGCAACATCTTCACAAGCAAACTCAATCGTCTTCGCAATTGCTCTGGGGTAATCTATGGCAAAATTTGTAAATTTAAAAAGAAATCTAAAAAACACGGCATTTTCTGCTCACAATACGGCAAACACCTTAGTTGGTACATTGACCGCATTAGAGTCCAATAAAGGTCATGTTATTATTGGATGCAACATAGCAAATATACACACTACTACAGTAACAGTAGATTTTGCTTTTATTAAAAACTCTGACAACACAACAACTTATATCGCCAAAGATGTTTCTATCCCTGCTGGGGGAAATATTGATTTGGTAGATGGTAAGATTGTAATTGATGCTGACACAACAACCCTTCACGCAAGGTGTAGTGTGGATACTAAAGCAGATATTGTAGTTTCAGTATTGGAGAACGCATGAAAAGACAAGGCGCTGGTTCTATTAATCAAGGTGATTTTACATCTGTAAAAACGGATGACAATGGTATTACTGGACACGTTAGTTCAACGCTAAGTGGGGTTTTAAGGAATCCTAAAACTATAAATTCTACTGTTACAATTTCCTCAGATGAAAATGTTGTTATGGCAGGGCCAGTGGAAATTTCTAGCACTGGAAGTTTAGTTGTGGAAGGCACGCTGGTTATCGTATGAGCAATATAGTAATACCCGATGGTGGAAATATAGGATCAGCTAGTGATCCAGATGCTATTAGCATTGCTTCAAGTGGTAAACCCACGTTTTCACAAGGAATAGCAAACACAGGAACTATTGATGCAGGGACGTTTAACGGAACAATTGGACTTTCTGCAAGTCAACCTCGTGGACATTTAAATTATATTTCACAAAAAACAATTAGTGGTGTAAGAGAATTTGATGTTGTTAATGGATCAGATGGATTTGTAATTGATACTACTTATACTCATTACCTTATAAAATTATCAAATATGGGTAATGCTGGTACTTCAAATGTAACACGAGTTTTTGTTGGAACATCGTCTACTTTTAGAACTGATGACTATTGGACAATAGTTACACGAGGTTTATACAATGGAAGCACTTTACAAGAGGCTTCGGAAGGAAGGACAGATTGCCTTTGTTCAAGTCGTTATGATCTTGGAGGGCAGAATCAAGGTGCTGATATGGAGTTATTACTTATAAACCCTGCAAGCACTTCAATTTATACAACGGGAGAATTTAGAGTAAGAAATACTGATAATAGTTATGCTGGATGGTCAGAATCTTGTGGAAGATATCGTGGCTCAACAGAAGCACATGATAGAGTTAGATTTTACAGCCCATCTTCAGGTAGCCAGATTGAAGCGTTAGTAACCCTATTTGGGATAAAGTATGCCGGATAACAAAAAATACATGGTTAATCATGGTGGTGAAAACAGATATGCTACCAAAGAAGAAATGGCATGGTCAAAAGAACTAGAAGATAGGTATGCTAAAACTGAGTATATAGAAAAAAGACAGTTTGAATACGGAAGCATTGGAGAGCAATTAGATATGCTTTATTGGGACAAAGTAAACGGAACAAATAAGTGGCAGGAAGCAGTAGCCAAAGTGAAAGCAGACAATCCTAAACCAGAATAAAGCATCATGAGTTCTGAAATAAAAGCTGATTTAATTAAAGATAAATCTGGTACTAAAACACTAGCAACTTTGTCATCTAGTGCGGTTACTTTACATGATGATGTTGTATTACCTTCAAAAACAATATCAAATTATATAGCACAAACAACCACTATAAGCGGATCGCAACATTTAAGCACTACCTACACAACTGTAACAGGATCTTTAATATCTTCTTATACCCCAACAACAGGGGCAGATAAAGTATTTTATTCTGTAAATTTAAGAATGTCACATGATGGTGATACAAGAGGCATACCTTTGTTTATCCCCTTTTTAGATGGAAGTGCTTTAAATCAAAAACAAGGTTTTGCTATGGACACAAATGTTGGTCAATCATCATTTGGTGATCTTGTATATTACCACACAATAATTGACGCTAGTGGTTGGACAAGTGGTAAAAATGTTGAATTAAAAGCAAGAGAATATTCTGGCATCTATCAAGTAAAACTACACACTAACGGTAATTTTCTCGATACAAGTGGAAGTGAAAGTGTTGTTTACAACGATGTATACGCAGTAATCTACTCAATAATGTAATGGCTACAAAATACATAATAAAAGACACAATCTTAATGGGTTATTCCGATTCCCCTTATTCTGATGGTGTTGAAATAAGTGATGCCCCTCCAGAATTTAATGGATTTACTCATATTTGCAAAAGGATTGATGATAAATGGGTTTTAGAAGCAAAGGATCTTACGGAATGGAATGCTACTCAGTACCAACGTGATCGATTAGCAGAATACCCTTCAATCCAAGAATTAGTTGTTGCTCTTTATGATGCAGACGATAAAGCAGAGATTGATAAAAGAAGAGCAGAAATAAAGAAGAAATACCCAAAGCCATAAAAAATCATGCCTAGTACACTACAAGTTGACAAAATAATCGATGGTTCAGCAACGACTAATAAGGAACTAGCTGAATATGCTTCTAGTGCTTGGAGTTGGGGTGCAGGAGTTCCTGTTGGGAGTGTTTTACAAGGTGGAATTATAGATTTACCTGCCGTAGTCGTAAATTGTAATGATTCAAATGCTTCCGGTTCAGCTACTATAGCTCATAATGGTGGAGGTTCGCTCTTAGGCGATACAACAATTACACCAAAATTAAATTCAAGTAAGTTTTTATTTCATTTATGTGTTCATGTTGATGCCTCTGCTAGTCCTCTAAACGAAAAAGTAGCTTTATGGCATACAAAAGATTCGTCAAATACTCTAATAATTGAAACGTATTGGTATAGACGAGTTAGTAACGATGAACCTTTACCTCACGTTGGTACTGGTTTTATTAATAACACTGATGGCAACAGTTTTACTGTTAAATTAAGAGGTTATACAAATAATAGTGAAAATTTAATTGTTGGAAGACTTAATAATTACACTACAGGTAATAAAACTTCGAGCATTGTTTTTTATGAGGTGCAGACATGAGTGCCATATCAAAAGCCTTATTAAAATTATCACCAACTGGTAAATGGAGAATTTTAGGTGACGATAGAATTGAAAACATAGAGTGGGAGATTGAGCCTAAAAATAAACCTACTGACGAAGAAATAAAAGAAGAGGTAGTTAAACAGGAAAAGTTAATACAAGACACTCAATACCAACGTGATCGAGCCAATGCTTACGACCCAATTCCAGAACAGCTAGACCAAATTTACCATGATATAGATGGGTGGAAAGCTAAAATAAAAGCAGTAAAAGACAAGTATCCAAAACCTTAAATGGATCACCATTTTCCTTCAGCTACACCACCACAACCTCAAGGTCTTATGGAAGTAGAATCTATCTTGATGTTAGTGGAAAGAATCGGTCTTCCTGCGGTAATTATTGGAATCATGTGCTGGTACATATTTAAAACTCAACAAGGTCACAAAGAAGAAATCATTCGCTGGGAAGAAAAAGACACTAGAGGTGACGAAAGATTAATTGATGTAATAAAGGAGCAAAACAAACAGAACAGTATAACATCGGATGCAGTCAATGGATTGAGCGTAGCATTCAAAGATGTGGCAAAAACGAACGAACGTCTTTCCATGGAAATCAAAGGAATGGCAGAAGCGTTAATATCAGCTAAACGATAATGG